TTTGATTGTATCATTTTATCAAGTGCTTGTTCTAATTTATTTCTCATAACCCCATCCATTTATCAGCGTGAGCGCAAAGTTGCAAAAATAAACAAGTCCACCCAAAAGCTGCAAAGTATATAATAAAGTTAAATATAAAGTTTTCAATCTTACGTTTCATAATGTTTGTTTTAAAATGGATACCGTGTTATTTAGTTATTTTACCGTTAGTGTCTACATAGTACTCGACAATCTCTGCCAAGTTCGAAGATAGGTTAATACTAAGTAATTTACCGCTTGAAGTTCTTTTTATTTCTCGATACTCGTTTTTAAATAGTGTTTTCATAATGTTTGTTTTTAGATGTTATTACTTACAGGCGTCGTTAAGTTTCTCAAGATATTCGCTATGCTTAATGTAGTAATCTACGAACATTTTCTCAAGTGTTTCTCTTGAAGCGGTCATAGCCATATAACTTGCGTGTTCGTGAATATCCTGTAATTGTGTTTTTGAAAGTGTCATAATGTTTGTTTTTGTTGGTACAAATATACACAAATATATTTATTTACAAAATGTTTATAAAGTTTTTTTTTAGTGGATATAATACTTACCAAAGTTTGGCTTGGACAGTATGGAGTAGCAACTGTACCGTGCTGCATCAATTGTATGGTTAAACATATCCTCAGGTACGTTTGTTATTCTACCTGCTCTATCTTCTTTCCACTTGTAATTTCTAAACTCTTTAATCATATTCACGCTATCCTTTGTAACGTGTATCTTATATCTCTTTAGTAGGTCTATTCCTGCTAACACAGAATTACTGCCTTTGTAGGACTTTAGTATCTTGTGTCCGTATCTTCTAAGCTGTTCTATTATTTCAGGTCTTGCACTATCGGCATACGTCATACCATTTAACTCCACACCTTTCATATATTGGTGTATGTCCTCTGTTGTCATTTTAGCCCTATAAAGTAGTTCTTTAAAGTAGAGGTTATGGTCTTTTTTGTATGTTGCAACAAGTGTAGTAGGGTCGTTAAATCCAAAGTCCATCCCATAAGCAACAAGCTGTGCATCATCAGGTATGCTATCAATCTCCGTGTATTTGAATATAGTCGCTTTACTAATTGCTCTTTCTCCAAGTCCATATATACGCCAGTAAGTCTCGTCTGTTTCTTTTAATAGTTCTATCTCACTTATTATGCTTTCGTCTAGGAATGGATTGTCTAAGTAGGTTGTTTGGTATGTTTCTACATCCTCTCTTGCTTCCAGTTTTTCCCAAATCCAATGGTACTCATCTGATGGGTTCAAATCCCCTATAATCTTGTCAGTTGTTCTAAATACTAATTGTTGCCAATCCTCAAAGTCCAACTCATTCATTTCATTACAAAACAGTAAATCCCTTTTACGCCCTCTTACCTTCTGCGGTTGGTCTAAGCTAATAAACTCTATTAGGTTGCTATCTAACTTATATTCGTGGTTTGACTTATTGTGGTGTTGCTCATCGTACAAGTCCATACGCTTGAGTATATCAAAAAAGTCACGCATTACCGTAGCCCTAACAGCAGGAAATGTTTTACGGCAAATAGTAATCGTTTTATTCTCGTTGTGTTGGCAGTAGTGTAGTATAATCCATAGCAATATGTTAAATGTCTTGCCACTTCTTGTTCCTCCAACTTCCAATGTTATTTTCCTATTGGAGTTGGTTAGGTGGTTATATACTTTATTTACTTGTATTGTGGTCAATCACTTCTACCTTAAAACTCTTTTGTTTTGTATCGTGCTTTATTTCTCGCTTAGTGCCGTTTAGCCTGTGTGCTTCTTCATCACTACTAATCATTTTCATTGCAGCTATTTGCAACACAGGAGCAGACTTATCTGTTACCCAGTTATTAAGCATCTCTACTTTTTTGCTTACTCTATTTTCTTCTATTGCCTTTTTTATAGTGTCCGTTTCGTTCAACTTATGCTCATAAAAAATAGTTCTTCCGCAAGGAAGGTAAGCTATAACGTGTTCCATAAACATTAGCTTATGCTCCTTAATGGCTTCTAATGCTTTTTTTTCAAGTTCTTTAGTATCGTACATAGGTAAGCGTATTAGGTTATTGTAAACCGCTTATTAGTATAACGTACTTATGTTGTTTTTTTATGCCCTACTAACAAACACTAAACATCCCCATATTTATTAACTTGCTTTCAGGCATATATATTTGTTATATCTAAAATGCTTCAATTACTTCTGATGATGCGTATATAGTTGTTTGTTGGTTACGTGGTCTTATTTTATTGCTTCTTGCTTTTTTTAGTTCGCTTCTTAGTTCTTCTAATTCATTGTTCAATATACGTATATTCTCTTGTAGTTTTAAGTTCTCATATACAAGTTTATCTGTTGTGTCTATTTCTTTGCCATCTACATACACCGTAAATAAATTGTTGTACAACTCTTTAAATTCTTTATCAGTCTTATAGTCAAAATCAAAGTGTCTTAGTGCGTGTAATACAGTAGCGTGTGTCTTACCTACTGATTTAGCCATAGTTGTATAACTTAGCTTAGTAGTTAGGTGGAGTAGTTTGTAGTATGCTTTGCGTGCATTTATTATTTCTCGCTTCCTACTTACCTTGTCTATGTCTAAGCCTGTCTGTTCTTTTATGATTGCTTTTAGTTTCTCAATCTTTATTCTTTGCTCCTGTGTAGTACCTTGTAAGTAATTTTTGTATCTCATCTGTATAATAGTTTATTAGTTTCTCGTTTGTGTTTTCGTATGCTCTTTGCAACTCCCCTTTAAAGTAGGAGTAGCTTTTTATTAGTGTGGTCTTACGCATCTTTAAATACTTTGCGTTTATTTATTAAATATCTGATAGTTGCAAATGGTATGTTATACTTACTGCTTAATTCTGCATATTTTTTTACATCCTTATATTCTTCTCTTAATTTTAAAACAAATTCTTTAGGATATTTTATTTGTTTATAGACCATTTTTTTTTTATTTTCTTCAGGTATATCTTTATAGTTATCTTTTTGTGTACCTATTGATATGTTATCAAAAGAATTATCTAAAGCATTACTATTTAAATGTCTAACTACAATACCATATTCAAATAATTTATCTCCATATTTTTGATAAGCTTGTAATCTATGAGTTGCTATATTTGTGTATTTTTTATTTATCTTAATACTTGTATGCTTATATCCTGCTGAATTTATACAGCCTATTTTTATCCCCTTAGGATTTAACAATTGTCCCTCTTTAGTAACTCTGTACCCTTTCTCGTATGCTATTTGTTCTTTATTCATAATTTAATGCGTCTAATATAAGCATTTCTTCTTTAACCTCTTGTAGCATTTGTAAGGCATCGTAATAATCTCCTAACTTTATTGCTAACTGTATCATTTCTATGTCGTTTATAAGCTCTTGCATTAGAATAGTCTTGTTTGTTGTTTGTGTTCGTTTATTCGCTTCATAGCTGCATTGTAGTAATCTGTATCTAACTCACAAGCTGTAAGGTCAAAACCTAAATTATGACAAGCTATTGCTATGCTTCCTGAGCCTAAGTGTGTATCTAAAATCTTATCCCCCTCTTTTGCATAGTTCATAAGTAACCATTCATATAGCTTTACAGGTTTTTGTGTAGGGTGTATCCTACCTCCGCTTCTTTGAGCATCAAGTAACGCAGTAGTTCTTGCCATTGCAAAAATTCGTAATGCTTTATCGTAGCTCGTCCAAGCTAGTTCGCCATCAGCAAAAGTAAAGTTTCTTTGTACTTTATCCCACAAAATCCAACACATACTGGGTGGTAAAAAGTCAGTCATATAATTTCCACCCCAAACTATCTGCTCTTTACTAACTCTAAATAATTCTTTAAAATAATCTGCGTCAGGTATATTGCTATCCCATTCGCTTAATTTATGTTCTGCAAACCCATAAGCTTTATTATTAACTCCATTTTTATGTGCGTGTTTGTCAGCATCTATGCCATAAGGTGGGTCTACAATAGCAAGGTCGAAGTAGTTATCTTCATACCGTGCCATTAGTTCCATATTGTTCTCATTGGTTATCATAGCGTACCCCTTAATGTG